ATCCAGTTTCGTTGAGTGGCTCATCGCCTTCACGGAGCTTAACTTTAAATGCTTTACCCTGCCGTTCGAGCTCGAGAACTTCCCATCGAGCACGCTTCGCATACGAGGAAGAGGTTGAACTACAAGCCAAGTTCCCTCTTTCCAACTCGAAGATCTTTTCTGGCATGTTCGCCAGATGCCGAGCAATTTTTCCGGCGATCAACGAGGGTTCCCTCCCAGGTAGCATAAGTCCAAGCCCCCCTAAATCTCTGGGGGCTACCCAATCGACACCATGTGGCAGATTTTCTAAGATTTCCTTGTGGGATCGGATGAAGATTTTGTTTATGAGTTCGACAGAAAATGCTCCTCCAGCGTGTCGCAGTAAATCTGCTTGACGCGCCGAAAGAGAGTTAGCCGAGTAAGGTGCCGACTCAATCTTTCCAACTTTCCCCCCATCGTCAAAGCTTCCCTTCGGCTGAAGGCCGTAAAGAAGTGCTCCATTGATGAAGGGTACCTCCCCCCACTCCACATCGTCATCCACCAAACCCGTTTCCTCATCATACTCCTCCAATTCCGTATATGTATACATCATCGAATTAAGCATAATAAAGTCCGTGCTGGTGTAATTCTTCCCCATGCTCTTAATCAACCCTGCTTTCTCTGTCGCGTAGGACCACATATCGTAGTCACATCGCTGGATAGGAAATCCGACATCGTCCCCATTAATAAGGAGACGAGCCTTGTGGAGAGCGATCTCCCGCCCTTCGGATACTTCCATCACATGCCTTGTTATAGCGGCATTTACCAAGCAGAGCACCGGAAAGCTAAGAGGAGAACCCATCAATTGACCCCAACGCTGGTGGCCAAGATGGATCTGCTCTCTTCCCTCTTTCCGATAGATGTCGTGTCCCGTTAGACATCTTTCCAAGAGCACACGGTACTCATCAGTAAGTTCCGCCAACTCACCAATAGCCCGACATGCAGCGAGACTCAGCTCAGGATGGAGAAAGTCAGTTGCGGATTTATAATCACCCGAAACCCATACCTCCCCCTCTCCCAGCCGTCCCAAGGTTTTCTTCAGTAATTCCCCGGAGATGGGCTCTCCAATCAATCGGAACGTCCTGTGGCGTTTTAAATTCCGCCACATCCATCGCTGAAGGTATTTCGCCAGATAATAATTCTCGGCCGGGCCCTTTGAAATCACACGAACTTTA